CATCAAACGCAGCGCCATTGCCGCGCCAACGCTGCCCAAAGAAACCGTGGCCGTGGCGCCGCTGGGCGGCGACGTGGTGGTGCGCGGCCTGCTGCTGACCGAGCGCATGGCCGTGCAGCGCCAGTTGGTGGAGCTGCGCAAAAAAGAGCTGACCGACACCGGCGCCGTGCACGCCATCTTGCCGGTGATGCTGGCGCTATGCGTGCTCGACGCCGAAGGCCTGCCCCTGTTCACACAAGACCAATGGCAGGCGTTTGGCGCCACGCATACCGACACGGCGGTCGAGCTGTTCAACACCGCCTGGCGCCTGAGCGGTTTTGCCCAGGCGGACGACACAAAAAACTAGCCAGCCAGCCGCACCTACGGTTTGCACTGCGGCTGGCGCAACGGATGGGAATGACCTTGCAACACCTTGAGCAAACCATGACCGGGCAGGAATTTGGCCTGCATTGGGCGCTGGAGCAAGAAGAGCCGCTACCGGCCGCGCAGTGGAGCGTGGCCGCCGCGCTATTGGCCGCGCAGGCCAACGGCCCGCTCAAGCCCCCGGCCGGTGCCCGCATCTGGCAGGCGGGAGACTTCATGCCCGCCCTATGGCAAGATGCCGCCGCCGCCCCGCAACCGGCCCCGGCCGCCGATGACGTCAGCCACATCATGGCGCGCGCCCGCGCCGCAGGCATGGTGCAGTGATGGCGACGCAAAACGTCAGCATCGTCATTGGCGCGCAAGACAAGACCGGCGCCGCGTTCAAAAGCGCCACGGCCAACATGGCCGCCATGAAAAACGCGGCCAGCAGCGTCAATGCCGCCCTGGGCGCCTTGGGCGCAGGCCTGAGCCTGGGCGCCGTGGTCAGCTTTACCAAATCCGTCATCGACGGCATTGACAAGCTCAACGACATATCAGACGCCACCGGCGCCAGCATTGAAAACATCAGCGCCCTGGAAGACGTGGCCGCCCGCACCGGCACCACCATGGACACGGTGACCAACGCGCTGGTCAAACTCAACCAGACCCTCAACGCCGCAGACCCCGGCACCGCGCAGGCGCAAGCGTTAGAGGCCATTGGCCTGAGCGCCGAAGACCTTAAACGCCTGGACCCGGCTGACGCGCTGGTGGCTATTTCCAAGGCGCTGGCAAACTATGCGGACAACGGCGACAAAGCGCGCCTGATGCAGGAAATTTTTGGCAAAAGCCTCAAAGAGGTTGCCCCCCTGCTCAAAGACCTGGCCGACAACGGCCGCCTGGTGGCCACCGTCACAACAGAGCAGACCCAAGAGGCCGAGCGGTTCAATAAGCAACTGTCCGCGCTAGAAAAAAACATCAATGACGTGGCGCGTGCACTGTCTTCTAATTTTGTAACCGCCGTCAATCGTGCGATTGATGAATACAAAAAATTCGGATTACTGCCGTCTTTGTCCACGCTGATTTTTGGCGACCAGAAATACCGGGAAGATAAGCGCCTGGTGGAGTTGACCGACGAGCTGCTGACGCTTGAAAACGACATTGCCGCGCTCAAGTCCAGCAGCACCGCGCTCGACGCCGCCCTGTTAACAAAAAAGAAAAAGCGCCTGGACTGGGTGCAAGATGAAATCAAGATTGTCCAGAACAATCGCAAAAACCTGTATGCTTCAGAGTCTACCCCCGCCGCCGCTCTACCATCCGTCGGTGCAATCAAAACGCCTGTCAAAACCGGCGCCGCCGCCGCTAAAGACCCCTATGCAGAGGCAAGGCGCTATCTGGACGGCCTGCAGCGCCAGATTGAAAAAACCCAAGAGCTAAGCGCCGTGCAGCAGCTCGGCTACGACATTCTGGCCGGGCGCACCGGCAAGATGACGGCCGCGCAACAGCAAGAGGCGCTCAACCTGGCGCTCAAGCTCGACACTACCAACGCGCAGATCGAGGCCGAAAAAGAACTTACCCGCATCAGCGCCGAGCGCACCAAAGCCGAAGAAGCCGCACTGGAAGCCTTTGACAAAGCGCAGCAGGCGGACGTCGAGCGCCTCACCGGCAACACCCCCACCATGCGCGCGGCCGCGCAGCAAAAAGATTTGCAAAAGCTGCAAGACATGCTGGCGCGCGGCGACATTGACGAAAAAATTTACGCCGAAGCGGTGATTGAGCGTTTTGACCTGGCGGGCCAAAAAATCCAGGAAACCAACACCTTGGCGCAAGACCTGGGCATGACCTTTACCAGCGCCTTTGAAGATGCCATTGTGGGCGGTAAGGCGCTAAGCAGCGTCATTGCCGGGCTAGAGGCCGACATCATGCGCTTGGTCACGCGCAAGATGGTCACCGAACCGCTGGCAGGTGCCATCACCGGCATGATTGCAGGCGGCTTTGGCGGCAGCGACTTCACCAGCCTGCTCATGAGCGGCGGCAGCTTTGACGGCGGTGGCTACACCGGCGCCGGTGCGCGCAGCGGCGGCCTGGACGGGCGTGGCGGCTTCATGGCCATGCTGCACCCGCAAGAAACCGTGGTGGACCACACGCGCGGGCAAAGCGCCGGGGCCAGCGTCAACGTCACCATCAACCAGCAATTTGCCGCAGGAACGGGCCGCGCCACGGTGCTGCAGGCGGCGGCAGAGGCGTCGCGCCAACTCAGCTACGCAGGGCGTAACCTATGAGCATTACCGTTTTGTCCGATGTGATTGTGCCTAGCGACATCATGGCCGCCGGTGTGCGCGGGCGCCAGATGCGCGCCAACACGCGCGTGCAAACCAGCAACGGGCGCCAGACCATCAACGTCAACTGGGCGCGCACCCTGCGCCAGTATGAATTTGGTTTTGTGCCGCTGACCCTGGCGCAATGGGCCACCGTGGAGGGTCTTTTTGAGGCCACCGACGCCGGCGCCTACGGCATGCTGCTGGCCGACCCCAAAGACCAGGCCGTAACGCTGCTTGAGGGCGTGGCCACGCTGGTATCGGGCACCGTGTACCAACTGCACAAACGCTACACCGCCGCAGGCAGCACGCGCACGCGCGACCGCAAAATCACCCGCCCCCTGGCGGCCGGGTTTGACATCCGCGTCAGCGGCACGCCGTTGACCGAGGGCACCCAATACACGCTAGACGTTGCCACCGGGCAGGTCATCATCCCCAGCACGCCCGCTGCGGCAGACATCACCTGGGCGGGCAGCTTTTACGTGCCGGTCAATTTTGCCAATGACCAGATCGACTGGGAGCTGGTGCGCGGCGGCCTGCCAGACAACCGCTTAGCCGCAGGGCCCACCGTTACCCTGCAAGAGGTGGTGGAATGAAAACCCTGCCCACGGACCTGGCCAATCACATCGCAGGCGGCACCACCACCCTGGCAGACCTGCTCAAGATCACCCGCACCGACGCGCAGGTGTTTGCCTTCACATCAGCCACAGAAGACGTCACCATTGACGGCACCGTGTACAGCGCCGCCACCGGCCTGGCCATCAGCAGCATCGAATCCGCCGCAGGCCTGGCCGTGGACAACCTGGAGCTATCCACCCTGGACGACGGCAGCACCTTCAGCCGTGCAGACGTGCTCTCGGGCCGCTGGCGCAACGCCGCCTTTACCATCAGCCGGTACAACTGGGCCAACCCGTCTGACGGCGTAGAGGTGCGCATGGCCGGCACCATTGGCGACGTGTACCTCAAACGCGGGCAGGTGGTGGCAGAACTGCGCGGCCTGCAACAGGCGCTGCAACAACCCGTGGGCAGCGTGTCCAGCAAAACCTGCCGCGCCCGCCTGGGCGACGCCCTATGCACCGTCAACCTTGCCACGTTGACGGTCACCGGCAGCGTCACCGCCGTGGCCAGCGCGCAGCAGTTTACCGACAGCACCCAGGCGCAGGCCGACGATTATTTTGCCGAAGGCGTGCTGACCTGGACAAGCGGCCCCAACAACGGCCTGACCGTCAAGGTCAAGAGCTTTGCAGCGGGTGTGTTTACGCTTAGCCTTCCCATGATCTCTGCCATTGCCATTGGCCACACCTTCAGCGTCATTGCCGGGTGCCAAAAGCGCCTGAGCGACTGTGCCGACAAGTTCAACAACGTGCTCAACTTTCAGGGCGAGCCACACTTGCCGGGCATTGACGCCCTGACACACTAGCCATGCCCAACACAACCTATACCCGCGCCGACGTGGTTACCGAAGCACGCACATGGATTGGAACGCCGTTCCATCATCAGGGGCGCGTGAAAGGCGTGGGGGTGGACTGCATCGGTCTGGTGATTGGCGTGGCGCGCACCCTTGGCGCCGTGCCGCCAAATTTTGACGTTACCGGCTATCCGCGCGTGCCCGATGGCGTGAGCCTGATGGCCACGGCGCGCCAGTACATGACCGAGATTGCCCGTGACAACAAAAAACCGGGCGACGTGATTGTGGTCAGCTTTGACCGCGACCCGCAGCACTTTGGCATCTTGGCGGACTATCGCCACGGCGGTTTCAGCATCATTCACGGCGCCAGTAATCCGGGCCGGGTGATTGAAACGCGCCTGATGTTTTCTGAGCACATGAAATTTGTAGCAGTATTTGAGCTGCCGGGGGTTCAATAGATGGCTGTTTTGGCGGTTGCTGCGGCGGGTGCTTGGGCAGGTTACGCGGCCTTTGGCACGGGTGCGGTTTTGATGGGAATGTCTGGCGCGCAATTGGGCTGGATGGCTGGCAGCATTATTGGCAATGCCATGTTTGCTCCAACGCAAAAAAGCCAAGGCCCGCGTCTGGGCGACCTTACTGTGTCCGGTAGCGCCTACGGCACGCCGATACCGTGGATTGCAGGCAGCCCGCGCGTGAGCGGGCAGGCGATCTGGGCCAGCGCCAAGCGGGAAATTGCCAACACCCAAAGCGCAGGCGGCAAAGGCGGCGGCGGGTCTGAATACACCACCTACACCTATGAGGTGGACTTGCTGATTTTGCTGACCGACAATGAAATTGCGGGCGTCAGCCGCATCTGGAAAAACGGCGAACTGGTCTATGGCGACGGAACGACAAAAGATGGCCTATGGAGCCGCATGACGGCCTACACCGGCGCGGCAGATCAACTGCCAGACCCCGACTATGAGGCCGCCGTGGGCACCGCCAACGCCCCCGCGTATCGCGGACGTGGTACGGTATTTATAAAGAGCCTGCAATTGGGCGGCAGCGGGCAGATACCCAACCTGACGTTTGAGGTGGGCAACCATTCCAGCTATCTCAATGGATTTTTACTGCGATTCAACAACCCAAGCCAGCCAAACGTCTACATTGATGAAGGTGGAAATACCTGGAGCCTTTTGGGAATAGGAAGTCTGACAAACGTCGAAGTGACGAGCACCAAGTCAAAATTTGGCGGCGGCTCCCTTAAAGTATCCATGCCAGATGGCAACATCAGATATATCTATCGTAATTATGGGAACGTTACACCAGCCGGTAATAAATTCACAATTCAGTGTTTTTTTTATACCGATGGCACTTATGTAGATTCTCAAACTTATTTATGTAATTTAATAAATACAAGTGGTACTGGATTTTCGTTAAATAATAACCCACTGCGTGGCGGTCTGAGGTTTCAGATCAATGATATGGAACCCATTACATATTCAATCAGTGCAAATAGTTGGCATTTTGTTGAGGCAAATTATGATGGTTCGACGCAAAGGCTATATGTTGATGGTGTGTTACGTGCTTCTGCTGTAGTATCATCGGGGACTCAAAAAACATTTTATGCTGCTACAGTTGGCGTTATCACAGGCGGTGCATCTGGCTGGAAAGATTATGTGGATGATTTGCGTGTGACCTTTGGCGTTGCACGGCATGAATCGTCGGTTCCAACGGAACAGCTCAAAAATGATCTTGAGGTCAACATTGTCGAGACATTGCCAGAAAACGTGCAAGATGTCATTGACCATCTGCTATTGCGCACAGGTCTGCAAACCGCGCAATACGACACCAGCGCGCTATCAGCCATCACCACCCAAGTGCGGGCATTGGCCATCAGCCAAGTGAGCAACGCCCGCACGGTGCTTGAAATGCTCTGCGCCACCTACCATATTGAGGCGGTGGTGTCCGACAAAATCTATTTCCGCCCGCGCGGCGGCGCACCTGCCGCCACCATTGATTGGGAAGACCTGGGCGCGGGCCTGGGCACCGATGCCGACCCGCTGCCCCTGCGCCTGGCCAACGAGCTGGAAATACCCGCTCAGATGGCCATTACCTACGCAAACATCGACGCCGACCACCAGACCGACACCCAATACAGCGACCGCCTGCTGACCGGCCAGCAAAGCACCAGCGCCGTGCAGTTGCCCCTGGCCATGACGCCATCTGAGGCCAAGGCGCTGTCCGACGCCATGCTATTTGACAAGGCGGTGCAAGCCCTGACCACCACCGTGGCGTTGGACGTAACCCACGCCGCGCTGGAACCGTCCGACGTGCTGCTGATTACCGGCGAAGACGCCAGCACCTACCGCATGCGCGTCATCAAGCGCAAAGAGGCCGAAGGCGTCATCACCCTGGACTGCGTGCAAGACGATGCCACCGTGTTCACCCAAGCGGGCACCACAGACACCGGCTACACCGCGCAGACCACCGTGGCCGCCACGCCAAACACCACCTTTGCGCCGCTGGACCTACCCCTGCTGCGCGACGCAGACGACACCCCCGGCGTGTACCTGGCCGTGACCGGCGCGGCAGCCAATTGGAGCGCCTGCGCCATCTATGACAGCCTGGACGATGTGACCTACACCCAGCGCCAGACGCTATCCACCCAGGCCGCCATAGGCACCTGCACCACCACCCTGGGCAACTGGACCGGCGGCAATGTGTTTGACGAAACCAACACCGTTACCGTAGATGTTGGCCTGCAAGAGCTGGCCAGCGTGACCTGGGCGGACATCATTGCCAGCGACACCCTCAACGCCGCGCTGATTGGCGATGAGCTGGTGCAGTACCGCAACGCCGCCTTGGTCAGCACCGGGGTCTATACCCTTAGCGGCCTGCTGCGCGGGCGCCGTGGCACAGAGGCCACCATGACCGGCCACGCCGCATCCGAGCGCTTTATTGCCCTGGGCGAAACCGGCCTGACCTTTTTGACGCTATCGAGCGCCGCCCTGGGCACGCCGCGTTATTACAAGGCCGTCAGCGCAGGCCAGGCGCTGAGTGCTGTGACAGCGCAGCAGATCACCCCGTTGGGCGCCAACCTGACGCCGCTGGCCCCCGTACACCCGCGCGCCAACCGCGACGCGGCAGATACCGTCATCACCTGGACGCGCCGCACCCGGCTGGACACCCGCATCACCGGCCCCCTGCCCATGAGCGTGCCGCTGGGCGAGGCAACCGAGGCGTATGAGGTGGAGGTGTGGGACGCCGGCTACACCACCCTCAAGCGCACCATCAGCACCACCACGCCCAGCGCCACCTATACGGCCGCGCAGCAGACGACAGACTTTGGCAGCGCGCAGACCACGCTGTACCTGCGCATCTATCAAATCAGCGCCACGGTGGGCCGTGGCAAACCCCTAACCGCGAGCATCTGACACCATGGAAACCATCACCACCGCCGCCAGCCCCGAAGTGCCCATGAACGAGAATTTTGACGCCCTGGCAGACCTGGCCGTTTATGCCCGCCGTGGCGCCACCACCACCGGCCTGACCTGGGGCTATTGGGGCGGACGCTATGCCGGGTTTTCTGTGGCAGACGGCACCCTGACGCTGACCGCCAGCACCACCAACTACATCGTGGCGGCCAAGGCAGACGGCGTCATCAGCGTCAGCACCACCAACACCAACTGGAACGACACCACCAATTACGTGCGCGTGTATCAGGTGGTGACCGG